CTTTCGACGAACAGCGCGCGGCGCAGCAAGCTGAAGTGCGTGCGAACCAGGAGCGGCAAGACACCGCTTCTGCGTGGGAAAACGACCGTCGGCTGAAGGACCCCAACTTCGACGCAAAGCTCCCGTTGCTGTTGGACGCCGTCGCTGGTTTGCAGCGGCGGGATGGTGTGCCGAGTACCGCACAGGGGGTCCGCGATCAGTTGAACGCGGCCTACAAAGTGGTGAACGAGCGCTATGCGCCACCTGCCGTCAAGCAAACACGCCGACCCAGCAGCCCCGGGCCTGTCGCAGGACAACCGGGTGCCGCACCGAAATCGACCTTGGATATCATCGATCAGGTTGTGGCCCGGTAACCGATTGGGATCGGAACCATGCCGTATACCGCTGACGAGTTGGCGAACATCAACAACTCCGTTCTGGAGTTGCATCTGAACCAGGGCACCGTTTTCAAGCAGAACGTGCTCAACAAGCCCATGCTGAAAGCCTTCGACGCCGCTGCCGGTAAGTTCGCCGGGGGCAAGGACAATGTCACCTTGGGCGTCAAGGCGGGCCAGGGCGGCGGTTCGCTGTCCGGCTACAGCCACGACGACCGGGTGTCCTACTACACTCCGGCCAGCAACAAGCGGGTCCGCTACCCGTGGAAGGAGCACCACATCGGTATCACCATCACGCACAGCGAGATGAAGACTGAAGGTATCGAGGTCGTCGAAAGCGGCTCCGACCAGTCCACGCGTATGGTGAGCGGGCGCGAAAAGTTTGTCCTCGCCAATCTGCTCGACGAGAAGATCGACGAGTTGAACGAGGATTACGCCGTCAGCTTGGACAATCTGGTCCACGGTGACGGTACGACCGACACCAAGGCTCTGGCCGGTATTCAGTCCTTCATTTTCGCCAATCCGGCCTCCGGCACCACGGGCGGCCTCGGCCGGTCCAACACTTGGTGGCGCAACCGGGCTGCCACGGCCGCCTATGGCGGTGCCGGCGGTCAGGGGGCGATCACGGCCGCCGTGGCTGATGGCGGCGCGCTGCTGCAGTTCCTCCAGAAGGAAAAGCGGCAGTTGATGAAGTACGCCCAGGGCGGCGTTCGTCACCGCTGCTTTGCGGGATCCGATCTCATCGATGCGATGGAAAAGGAAATGCGCGCGAATGGGTACTATTCCAGCAACGGCTTCCGCGATCGCGGGTCGGTCGATGCCGAGATGGCGACCATGGAAGGCGTGCCGTTCGGGAACTGGAACATCGAGTATGATCCGAGCCTGGACAATCTGGGCCTCGCCAAGCGCCTGTATGTCATCGATATGCGCCGGATCAAGCTGCTCTACATGAACGGCCAGCGCATGAAGAAGCACAACCCGGCTCGTCCGTATGATCGGTACGTCATGTACAACGGCATCACCACGACTGCGGTCATGGTGGCGCAGCAGTTGAACACGTCGGCCGTCTACGACATCGCCTAAAGCGAAGCCGAGCAGAAAGGATCAAGATCATGGCTTTCAACTCTCGCTTCGCCACCGCCAGCTTGGTGCTGGCCTCCAGTGTCGCGGACGACGGCACCTTCACGCTGTCCTACCCGACCGGCACCACGCAGGCCTCGTTCACGGCTGGTTTGGCTGGTTCCGGCCATTACATCATCCTGAACAACAACGACAAGTGGTCCGTCGGCGATCCCGGCATTTCTGTCTCGTTCGACAGTTCCGAGATCACCATCACCAATCTTACCGGCGGCGCTTTCGCGGCCGGAACGGAAGTGCTTGTGTTCCTGGATCGCAAAGCGACGGGTCCGGTTGCGTACCTGCACCTTCCGATCCTGTTGGCGGGCGTAACCGCCGCTGACGTTCTGACCGGTTTCCGGCCTGGCGTCTCCGGCACCATCGAGGACGTTCAGTTCATCGTCACCACGGCCGTCACCACGGCCGGTGATGGCGCGACCCTGAACCTCGAAATCGGCACCACCAATGTGACCGGCGGCAACGTCGTGCTGACCTCCGCGAACTCCACGCCCCTGGGCGCGGTCATCGCGGGCACGGCCATTACCGGCAACAACACGCTGACGCCGGAGAGCCTGCTCTCCGTCGAGGCGTCGTCCGTCACCGCCTTCGCGGAAGGTGCCGGTCTGCTGGTGATCCGCATCCGGCTGAACGAACCGGCTGCGTAACCTTCGATAGGCGGCACGGGCGCCCGCGCCGCCTTTTCGCATCGCTCAAGGAGCACACCACGACATGCAAACGGCCAATCTTTTCGTCGCTCTCGGCGGCGATATGGGCAACACCGTTCCCAAATACGGCGTGACCGCAGCGGAAATCGCTGTGCTGCAGGCGATCCACGGCGACGAGGCTGTCACGGGTATCGAGCCCGTCGGCGAAATCCGGGTCAGCGCGCGCGAAGAGCGCGAGCGTCTTGGCCTTGTCTACGGGGGCGCCAAGGACAACGACAACAATCGCATCGTCGATCTGGTCTACCCGGGCGCGGCAGCGCGGCTGTTTGAGCGCTTGGAAGAACTCAACCTCAGCGACGAACAGTTCAAGCCGATTTCGCGGGTCAGCGCGCGGCGCGCGCCTCCCGAAGCGACGCAGGAACCAACACCGTCGCCACGCAAGGCCTCGCGGTCGCGCAAGGCGAAGGCCGCGGCACCGGTTGATCCTCTCCCGGCCGACGAAGACAGCGGCGAAGAAGAGGAACCGGATATCGCCGACCTGGATGACACCGACGTCCTGGGTTGATTAGGAGGCGGTCATGGCGCGCGGGAAGACACTGCAGAGCTTGCTTGACGATCTGCGCGTCGAGGCCGGTATATCTTTGAGCGCGGCCACCAACGCAGGCGCGAGGCCCGCCCAGGTCGCCCTGCTCCAGAAAACGCAAAACGATCTGTGGGAAGATTATGATTGGCCCCACATGACCGTGACGCGTTACCTGGAGCCCGCAGCCGGGCAGCGCTACTACAGCCCGCCATCGGATATGCCCTTGGACCGCGTCATCGACATGGAGGTCCGGTACGGCGAACAGTGGATCCCCGTGCACGAAGGCATCGAGGCGGCGCAATATGCTGCATACGACAGCGATCTCGGCCAGCGCGGTTGGCCCATCGAGCGATGGGCGCGGTACGAGAACGATCAAATCGAACTTTGGCCCGTGCCGGACAGCAATTACGACAGCGTCACGCTGGAAGGTTGGATCAGGGTGCGGGGCGTAAAGACCTTGCGTGCCTTCGTCGACGATAGCGACGTTTGCGACATCGACGGTCGTCTTATTGTTCTTTTCGCCGCGGCCACCATAAAGGCGAGTGGCGAGAAGAAGGACGCGGAGTTGGCCCTTCGCAGAGCGAATGCTTTGTACTCCCGCCTGCGCGGCCAACAGACCGTCAGAAGGACGTACAGTTTGAAGGTGGGAGGCGGCGAGCCGCGAGGCCGAAAACTGCGCGGCCCGCCTACCGTTTATTATCGCACCGTCGAGTGACCTCATGGGTTCGATCTGGGTTAAAGAGTTCAACAGCGGCCTCGATACACGGCGCCTCCCGGAGACGGTAGAAGGGGCCGCGCTTATTCGCGCTGTCGACGGCCATATCAACCGTGGCGGCCAGTTCGAGAAGCGCGCGGCTTTCGTACCCGCATACAGCCTGCCCAGCGGAACGGTCGGCTTGGCGAACACCGCAGGCGGTTTGGTGGTGTTCGGCAACGCGAGCGAACCCGTCGGTCTTCCAGCCGGCATCTCCTACCAGCGCCTGCAGCATCCAGACGGCACAACCACCCTGGCGCGGTCGCCTTCGTTTGACCTGTATGCCGGTAAAGTCTATGCGGTCGGTGAGTTTGCCGACGGCAGCCTGCACCACTATTATGACGAAGAGCGCGTCACAGATTTCGGCGACGGCCGTGCGCGAGCGGCTTTTCGTGTGGTCGACGGCTACACCATCCCGGCTGCATCAGCCTCCGGGTCGTTTGAGGTTACGGGTGGATCCTCTGGTGTCGGCAATCAGATCACGGATATCGCCATTGACGGCGTGTCCATTGTCTCAGGGCCGGTCGCGTTCGCCGCGAGCAACGCAGCGACGGCCAGCGGCATCGCAGCCGAGATAAACAGCCACACCTCAAGCCCGGATTACTCTGCTGCCGCAGCAGGCCAGACGGTTACGGTTACTGCGGTCAGCACCGGGGCCACCGTCAACGGCAAGGAGATACTGGTCACGGTGGGCGGCGACGTCACCGTTGGCAACTCGGCGCTGATGTCTGGCGGCGCATCGGCGAGCGCGTCCTCCTTGTCTTCTCTCACCGTAGATGGCGTGCCCATCATCTCCGGACCGGTGAGTTGGGTGACCTCGAACTCGGGCGCGGCCAGCGCCATAGCGGCTGAAATAAACAGCCACACGTCCAGCCCGGATTACACGGCAACGGCGGTTGGCGACCAGGTCAATATCATCGCGGCCGATGCGGGCACCAGTTCCAACGGGCTTGTGGTGGCCTACACTACCGCAAGCGGGCTCAGCCTGACGCCAGGAAGCGGGTTTGCCCTGTCAGGCGGCGGTGACCCGGTTCTGGCCGTGGCGGCAACCACGACGTTCGACATTACGGGCGGGACATCCGGTTCCGGCAACCAGATCACCAGCGTTGCTGTGAACGGCGTGACCATAACATCGGCGGCCGTGGCCTGGGCCACGTCGAATGATGCGACTGCTTCGGCTTTGGCCGCCAATATTGCCGCGCATACCTCCAGCCCGAATTACACCGCCTCCGCAACCGGCTCTACGGTTACGATCACGGCCGCCACCGCAGGCACCGCATCGAACGGGCTGGCGGTCGTGGTCACGGTCGGAGGGACTGTAACCGCCTCGTCCCCCGCCGCGCTCTCCGGCGGCGTGGATGCTGAAGCGGCTTTCGTGCCGGGGTCGTTCGTCAAGACGATTGGCTCGCGCGTGCACTGTGTATCCGGCTCCAATTCGCATTTCAGCGGCATCGGCCAGCCCACCAAATGGACGACCGACGCGACCGGCGCGGGCTTCATTGACATGAGCACGCAGACATCGGGCGCCGAGAACCTGGTGGCTTTGGCGGAGTATCAGAAGTATGTCGCCGTTTTCAGCGAGCGCGTGATCCAAATTTGGTCCTATGACAGCGACCCGACCAACAACGCGAAAATCCAGGTCCTGAACAACACCGGAACCGCCAGCCCGCGTTCGGTCACGCAGTTCGGCGACAGCGACCTGTTTTACTGCGATGAAAGCGGGCTGCGCAGCCTGCGAGCCCGAGACAGTTCGAACGCGGCGGCCACAACGGATATTGGCGTTCCGGTCGACACCGCGATTGTCGCCAAGCTGAACACGTTGACTGAAGCGGAGCGCGCCAAGGTCATCGGTTTGATCGAGCCGCGCGACGGTCGCTTCTGGCTTATTATGAAGGACGTCATCTTCGTCTTCTCCTATTTCTCCGGGTCGAAGATCAGCGCGTGGACCACCTACGAACCGGGCTTTGTCGTCGACGACGCCATCGTATTCGGCCGTCGGGTATACCTGCGGTCAGGCGATGATATCTACGTGTTCGGCGGCTCCGGCTCGTCGCTGACCTATGACAGCACAGAAGCCAAGGCCGATCTGCCTTACCTCGACGGAAACGATCCCGCCCGCGAAAAGACGTTCGAGGGCGTGGACGTCGCAGTGCGCGGCCAGTGGGAAGTGAAAGCCGCTTTCGTGCCCACGAACGATACCGTAGCAGACACCGGGCCCCTCGTTTACCAGACCACCTACGGCGACCAGCGCGTGCCGCTGGTTGGGAAGAGTACGCATGTGAGCTTGCGGTTCACTTCGAAGGGGGCCGGCCCGGCGACTTTGGGCGCTGTGGTTATCCACTACAGTGGTGACGCCGATGCGGATTGACAGCGTAAACCCCCGTGATCTTGTGGTGCTCAACGCAAAGCTGTCGTCGGAAAGCCTGCGGGAGTTGTTGGCGTGCCCAGGCATCCCCAACCGGGCAGCGGTAGACAGGCACCTCCGGCGCGTGGCGGCGCACCCAAATACCAGGGCGGTCCGCGGCCCGAGCGGTCTGACGGCGTTATATTATAACACACTCAACCCTGCCGCCCCGCCGCCCGAGACTATCTGGTTGTCCCTTGTGTCGACCACCTCCTTTGGCGACACGTTGTTGTCTCTTACCCGGCATGCCAGACGGCTGTTCAGTGATTGGTGCGCTGCTGGCCCCCGCCGCGTCGCCTGCCTGTCCCTGGCCGAGAACGAAAAGGCGCACAAATGGATGCGGCTGATAGGCATGAAGAAGCGGGACGAGAAAACGCTCGAAACCGGCGCTACTTTCTTCATCTTCGTATGGGAGCCGAACTATTATGTTCGTTAGGCTTGCCATGCCCGCAGACGAAGAAGCCATCGTCGAGCTTGTCCGCCAGGATATCGCGGAGACGTTGCCGCATCTCACCTTCCAGGAAGACGTCACCCGAGAGACATTCCGACAGACACTGACCGGCGACCCGACGCTGTTCGTGGTCGAGCGCAACCGGGAAATCGTAGGTTTTCTCTATGCTCTCTTGAACGGGTACGCGTTTACGGATGGACTGTATGTCGTTCAGGAGGTATTGTATGTTCGTTCCGATATGCGCGGAAGTCGGGCGGCCGCACTTCTAGTCAAGGCCTTCGTCGAATGGGGCGAACGCCTGGACGCGAAAGAGATAATCTTCGGCATAGCGAACAAGCACCAGCCGGAACGCACCGCTCGCTTCTTCGAGCTCGTAGCTGACGCCGAGATTGTCGGTTTCTATCTGAAGCGCTTAGGAGCAGAAGATGAGCGGCGGAGGCAAAGGCGGCAGCGGCGGGTTCGGGCATTTCCCGAATCAGGTAGTAGTGCCCGAGGGCAAACCAGGCCTCGGCGGATTCGGGACTGGCGCCATCCAAACTCGTGGAT